AATGTTTTAGTAGTTTTATTGGTTTTTGGGTTGGATGTTTTGGATTATCAAGTCGTTCCGGCCCCATACAAATTGAACTCTCAAAAAAATTGTGCATTTCATTCTGTTTTCCAAAATTCCATGTATGTCCTTTATTCCACATGCACACTATCATCTCACAGCTATTCAGAAAGCCAGCCTTCCTAAATTTAGGAACAGGATTTGTTTTGTGCCAGATAAAAAATTGAAATGTATCAAATATTGGGTCAAATATTTCATGCCATTTACCTATCAGATTATAGGAGCAAAAAGCAAAAATATTCCCAGTCGGTTTTAAAATTCTTACAAAATCATCTTTTACTTTAACAGGGTCAAAATTTTTATCCCATTTTGCCACGTCATTGTTTATTTCTGCTCTCCAATCAAACTTCATATTACCAGTTGAGTATTGACTTAAGTTATAGGGAGGGTCAGTTAAAATAAAATCAATAGAATTATCTGGTATTTCTTTTAAATAATTAAAACTATCTTCATTATAAATTTTATATCTGTCAATCATGTAAGTAACCCATTTGAGATTTAATTAAGCGGCGGCCGATATTGCTATCAACTCGCCGCTGTAAGTCATGTAAGGTTAATAATAAGCTCTAAACCGCACATGTTTAAAAACAGACTTTTTCTGAACAGTACCATCGGGTAACTGTTCCTCCACAGACTCACGGCGACTCGTGGCCGCCACACAACGCACATTAAGCATGGTAAACATTGTTTTTATCGTGTCCACAAATTTATACATGGAGACAGACTCACCCTGCACCAATATTACATCGTTGGCCTCCAGAACCATCCTAAACCAAGTATATATGGGTACCAAATCCACCTGAATATCCCACATATTAGCTTCGGGCGGAACATTAGCCCAGCGGTCTAATACCTCTTTGGGGGGGTAAACAAACTCTGTTACACCGAGATTTTCCCGAGCATCCCGCTCTTGTTCGGGTGACAACTTGTGATTCATTAGAATGAACATTGTTTTAGCCATTGTTGTTTCCTCCTTATGGATTTGAGATTAACATATGAGTTTTAGCATGAAAAAAACTTCCTAAATCTTACGTATTGTGGCATCTCTTTTTTAACAATATATCCATCAGCTTGCATCTCTCCAACTGTAATCCACCGAATTACTGGAGTAACACATGTAGTCTTTTTCTTTTTATACATCCAATTAACAATATAGCACGTTGCTACAATATCACCCTCTATAAGTAATAAATCGTAGGGCTTGGGTGATACACTCTCTAACCAATCAAAGATTGTGTTAATGTAATCTAATAAATCCCAACTACAAATCTCTGGTGGAATTGAAACCCATCTCTTTAATATCTCATCTGGTGCATAGATTATTTCATCATCCACGTCGAGATTTTCCCGAACATCCTTAAGCTGCATGTCTGTTATCTTGTTTTGTGTTAATACAAACAACCTTACCATAATTCTATCCTCCGTTTATTTTTGTGTATCAAAACCACGAATAATATAATTAAAATTCTTATCTGGGGAAGTAATTCGATATATATTAGTAAGCCCAGATAATTGATAAATATATACTTGACTCCCACATACATCCAACAAGGAAGTTAATTGAGACGCATATACAGTTAAATCTAATTCTTTATCAGAATCAATGGCGCAATTCATTCTTCTCTTGCGTAAGTTATCATCACTTACGATTTCAGCTTGCTGTTGTTTAGCTTTAATGGTTACTGGTCTATCACCATTACCCATCGTTGCATACTGAATATCTTGTAATAACGATTTAGTAGCAAACCCAGAAAAATAATCAACGCCCAATTTAATAAAATCATGAACCGCAGACGGAAACTCTTTAGTAATACCACATATCATACGATATGTATCATATTTAAAAGATATATAATCACCATGTTGCTTAACTATGAGTTGTTCACTTCTTTTCTTTTTAAGCTTCGTTAGCCAAGCTATTGCATCTCGAGGCACAACAATACGACCAAAAGGCCACGCAATCTCCATAGACAAATCATAATACATTAAACGCATACTATCAGTGCGTAAAATCACTAAACTATTGGATTGTAAAGGATGACTATTCAAGACTACACTATTAAAATGAGTATCTTTCAAATCTTTGGTTGGTGGTATAACTTTCAATAAATTTTTGACAACATCAAAGAAATCTGATGATAAATAAACAACATCATCAAATTCAAATGTATTTAATATATTTATATAACTATCATCTGGCTCGGATGACCAATCATTATAAAGTATATCATCATTACACATAATCTTAAGAGTATCTTTATCATACTTAAAAGTAACAACATCATTCTTATCAAGTGTCTTAAATGCAGGCAATAAATCAAAGGCGTGCGGAATCCCAAACATTCCTTGTCCTGCACAGTTTTCAACATCCATATAAGCGTAATAATCACTATACTTATAATGATTATTATTATGAGCTTTAACATTTACACATAGCTCACATTGTGTCTTTAGGACACGGCAATTCACATTATAATAACATTTAGGTGTCAATAACTTGGATTTGGACAACATTTCTAATTTTTCCAATAATTCATTTACTTTACAAGTGAATTCTATCATATTTTATCTCCTGAATAATTTATAAATCAGTAATCTCATAATTCATATAAACGTAATTTAATATATTTAATAAGTTTAATAAATTGCAAAACAAATATCTCAACTACACATGATATGGCACAAATTATCAGACCCACAAAAATAGTCAAAATAAACAAAATTATATATTCCATAATTATAGGTTCCATAATATCTCCTTTCATTACTGAATTTTTTCCTCTATGAATTGAGATAATCTTTGGTGACATTAAAGAATTCTTTAGGTGGGAGCTGAAATGACGATACAAATTCCCGCCACGGCTCATATGGTTTATCAGCTTCCTCGAATAGTAACTCGAGGTCTTCATCCATTAGATTTACAAAATCTTCACAGGATGAACCCGTCTGATACAACCAGACCAAATCAGACCAATACGCCCGAAATGCCATTGTAAGATTAGACTTTTTCATGATTTCCCCCTTTCTTGGTGTTTTTTGTATATCTAACCCTAAACTTTATCCATGTCAATAGGCTGTGGTTTTATTTCAATCGTTTCATCCAAGCCCTGGTGCTTCAAGATAACTAATTGCTGCACTGACGATGCAGTATCACTTAAATGCCCTGATAATTTAGCCAGTAAATTCAAGGCGCTCACTTTATCAGATGGCTTGGTTTCAGGGTCGTCAATAATTTGACGCAAGGTGATAATGAAAAATTCTTTGCGCAAGTTGTATTCGAACTCCAGTTCTTTTTGAAAGAACTTGATTGCCTTGCGCACATTTTCATTTTGTAAAACCTTATAGCCCCAGGAATGTGCAATCTTTGGGCTTATACCAGCCTTACAAGCGGCCTTAAATGGTGATTGTGTGAGTACAAATTCATGCACAAAAGCCCGTTCTTTAGCAGTCTTCAATGTTCTAAAGGCCTTCATGCCTTCTTCAAAGGCTTCGGCCAATGAAGAGACTTCATCCAACGATGCCAACATATCTTTAGTAGCCATAATTCTTACCTCCCAAAAAATGAAAACGTTTTCATTTTTGATTTTGGTCATAATATAACACAAATTCTAATCTTGGCAAGGTATAAAAGAAACTTGACTTTTTTCCAAAAAAGGCTTATAATCGTATCAAATAATAAATGAAAGGGGGATTTACCATGAAAACACAACAACAAACCAAAGAAGTAACACAAACCGTAACAGCGATGGTTGACAGGCTTGGTGAACTACTTCAGCAACAGAAGGCCATTGAAGCCGAGATTGACTATCGCAAGGGAGAGCTACGTGCCCAAGGCCTGGGAGTCTATGAAGGCAATAAGTATATTGCCACAGTTTTGAAAGAGAACCAGGCAGTGCTGGATACCGAAGCTACATACAAAAAATTAGGCAAAGAACGTTTTTTGGCATGCTGTAAAGTGCAAATCACACCAGCCAAAAAGTATTTATCTGAAATTGACCTGCAGGCGCTAACCAAGGAGGTCAAGGAAATCATCAAAGTAAATGTAAAAACCAAGAAATAATACAACCCCTGGGTAACATTGTTGCCCAGGGAATTTTTTTATATGGGGAGATATATATGGTAACATTATTTATGTTTGGTGTGGTATTAGTTGGTTTCATGGCTGTTTTTGCAGGCACAGAACAAATTCTTAAGGCCTTTCGGAGACAACTATGACATACTATTTCCTATCTAACCAACAAGTCCCTTTAGAATTATTATTTGACCCTTCAGATAGTATCATTTATCCGTCAGATAGAATTAGGGAAATTATTATGTTGCAGGATAATCTGGCAAATGATGAGGTATTATACTTCAGGAATGAAATTGTTAAAGAGATTTTAGCGCAAGATACCCATCAAATCTTTATTTTTATAAATAATTTTCGTTTAAGTTTTTCAGTGGCAGCCTTTTTAATAATTCAGCATAATAGCACCATTTGGGCGCCACGCTTTGACTGGGAACAAAAGCAACAAGGCACAGCAAAAGTTTTTTATCCAAAAATCACAGGAAAGGAGCGTCTCGTATGGTAAACAATTCTATTACTATTAACTGGTGTTCTGGCAAA